CTAAATTTAAATGTTACGATTGGTTGGTGAGTAATTCGGTTAAACCAACATATATGAAACAAATCCAAGACCATTATACTCCTTTGTTGGAGGAATTGAGTTTGGCAGTATCCAAATCCGATGATCAGTTGGTAGAATCTTATTCTCACTGGAGTAAAAAGGAATTAAATTCTTTTATTTCTTTTATTTCTGGTATTATAACCGACTGTGAAAATTATACAGGCAACACCAAAACTGTACGGAAAACCAGAAAAAAGAAAGTAGTTCCTGCAGATAAAAAGGTTTCTAAACTGCAATATAAGAAAGAAGACACAGAATATAAAATCGCTTCCGTTGATCCGGCACAAATTATTGGCGCAAAACAATTATGGGTGTTTAATGTTAAGTACAAAAAGTTGGGAGTTTATAATTCTGTGGATGATTCTGGATTTGGGGTTAGAGGGACCACTCTGGAAGGGTTTGATGCTAATACTTCAATCTGTAAAACCTTGAGGAAACCTTTAGATTTTCTTCCTATTGTTACTAAGGGTAAGAAGGTAGAACTAAGGAAATTAATGGCAACCATTAACAGTAAAGAATCAGAACTAACTGGAAGGTTGAATTCCGATACCGTTCTATTGAAAGTTGTTTCGTAACTTTACTTTTTCTCTAAGTAGAGTTAGAATATATTTTTAAAAGTAGGTGAACTTAAATGATTTTAATAGACACAAATCAAGTTTTTATCTCTGGACTTTTGTCCCAAATTTCTTCTAATAAGTTTAAACAATTAGAAGAAGATCTAATTAGACATATTGTACTAAACACTTTACGCTCTCATATTAAGAAATTCAAATCAGAATACGGTGATGTAGTTCTATGTCTAGATTCAAGACATTATTGGCGCAAACAAATTTATCCTCACTACAAAGCGCATCGTAAGGAATCAAGAGAAAAATCTTCTCTTGATTGGAATTTGATTTTTAAAGTCCTTAACGAGTTGAAGGAAGATTTAAAGAATCATTTTCCTTATAGGGTTATTGAGGTTGATTCTACTGAAGCGGATGACATTATTGGTACTTTAACTCCAAGAATTTCTCCGCATGAAAAAGTTTTGATCATTTCTTCTGATAAAGATTTTGTGCAATTACAGAAATATCCTAATGTTAAACAATATAACCCCATGATGGGAGTTTTTGTTACATCGAAAAATCCTGTTAAAGATTTGAAAGAAAAAATTATTCGTGGAGACGCTGGCGACGGTATTCCCAATTTCTTGTCGGAAGATGAGGTATTTGTTCTAAAAACTAGACAAAAACCTATTTCTTCCAAGAAGCTTAATGATTGGTTAGAACAAGATCCTAAAGAGTTTTGTAATGAAGAAATGTTGCGTAATTATAAGCGTAACCAAATGTTAATTGATTTTGATTACATTCCAGAAGATATTCGACAACAAATTATTAATGAGTTCGATAGGATTAAACCCGCAACTAAACAAAACCTCTACAAATACTTTGTTTCTAAGAAATTGATTTCTTTGTTGGAATGTATTGAAGAATTTTGATATGATAAAGAAAGGAGGAGTTTATTATAAACATACAGAAAGTTGGTGTGGAAATGATCCAAAAGGTACGCCAGTTAAAGTTGCGGATATTATTCCTCCTTGTAATTTTGTTAAATACAAAAAGGTTAAAAGGTTGTTTGGGATGAATTTTGCTTTTGGATATTCATATCAATTAAACCAAATTTCTTTTAAAAGAATTTTTCTAGGAATAGAATTTATTTAATAAATAGTTCGGAAGTTGACTTATATTTTTGCTGAATTGGGGTTGAATGGATTCAAACTATACCCCGCATGGACGCATTTTTTTACAACTAAGATGATAACGAGGTAAATATATGGCTACTATTAGTAAAACTGTAGATGTATCGGCAGAACAACCACTATTGAATAAAAAGTGGCTTGGTTTTGCTTTCGCTGTTTATGCAGTATTCTATGCTTGGGTACGTTGGTATGAAGGCGTATTCGGATGGAGTGCTGGTCTAGATTCTTTTGCTCCAGAATTTGAAACTTACTGGATGAACTTTCTATATACAGAAATTGTATTAGAAGTTGTCACAGCTTCAATTCTTTGGGGTTATATTTGGAAGTCTCGTGATCGTAATATGGCTGCAATTACTCCGCGTGAGGAATTGCGTCGTAATATGACACACCTAGTTTGGTTATTTGCTTATGCAAATGCAATCTACTGGGGTGCTTCCTACTTTACTGAACAAGATGGCACTTGGCATCAGACTATCGTTCGCGATACTGATTTCACTCCAAGTCATATCATTGAGTTCTATCTTTCTTACCCAATCTACATCATCACTGGGTTTGCATCATTCCTATATGCAAAGACTAGACTTCCTTATTTCGCAGAAGGTCTATCTCTTCCTTACCTAGTAACTGTAGTTGGTCCATTCATGATTCTACCAAATGTAGGTCTAAATGAATGGGGTCACACATTCTGGTTTATGGAGGAACTTTTCGTTGCCCCTTTACACTATGGGTTTGTGTTCTTTGGCTGGCTTGCTTTAGCTATTGCTGGTGTATTGCTTCAAGTCTTCTCATCTTTTGCTGGTCTAATCGGCAATGATATTGTAGAAGCAGTTGATGCTGGTGCAGTAGCAAAGTAAAGGTATCTTATAATATTGGGGAGGGGATTCGTTCCCTCCCTTTTATCAGACTAACAACAAGGATATAATTATGAAATGGGAAAAACCGAATTTTAAAGATATCAGATTAGGTTTTGAAGTTACCTGTTATATAGCAATAAACTAATTCATTCTTTCATAGAGGAGAGAACAAACTCTCCTCTTTTTTCTATACATATTATGAACATTAATTTCTACGAAGTCCTAAACAAAATTTCTAATTCTCCTTCTAAGAAAGAGAAGCAATCTATTCTTCTACAATACGCTTCTCCTCTACTGAAGCAATTTCTTTATCTAGCTTTCCACCCAGATATTCGTTTCTACCCTTCTTCTTTCCCAGAAGGATATAAAGAACCAGATACTCTGCCAGGTATCTCTTTCTCTACTCTTCCATGCGAATTGAAACGTCTATATCTATTCCAAATTGGAAACGAAACAGCAGATTCTCTCACAATTGAAAAACGTAACACTCTCCTTCTTCAACTTCTAGAATCTCTGGAACCTGCTGAAGCCCAAACACTTATCAATCTATTCAATAAAGATCTTAAAACCAAAGGTCTAACATACTCTCTAGTAAAGGAAACATTCCCAAATCTTCTACCATGAAAAAGAAACTCTCTAAATTCTCAGACTTCGACCCAATTGAATCTAAAAAGAAGAAAAAACCAAAATTCAATCCTAAAGATGATCCATCTAGAAAAAACAAGAAATATTTCATGAATATGGAAAAATAACCTTTACTTTCTATTGACTACAGAGTAGAATTAAACTCTAATAACGTCTAATATAAATACCCAATGTACCCCACAGGGTATACCCAAAAATGAAAAATGTAGGTTCTAAACCTTTGATTTAACAAAAGTAAAAAAGCAAATAATACAATATGAAACCAACTCTAAATAATATTCTAATTGAAAGAATCCCAGGTTCAAAAGAAACAGAATCAGGCATAATCCTAAAATCAACTCTAGACCAAGACAAAGGCAAAGTATTAGCGATTGGTCCCGATGTTACAGAAGTAAATGTAGAAGATACAGTATTCCTTAATTGGAACGCCTCAACCAAAGTTGAAGGAGAACTCTACATAGTACCCATTAACGAAGTTATCTTCATTTATTAACGGAGAATCATTTATGACAAATTTTAGATTCGTATTGGTGGCAGCGATAGTTCTTATAGGTTCTACATATATCGCCGTAGAATATCCAAGCATTTTAGAGAATCCCGCGAAGATTCTTAACCAGTAACCAAGCATCCCGCGCTACATCCCGCGGACCGCGATATTTATCCTTCGGAAGTCAAAGGCTTCCTATTAGAAGAGAAGACAAAAATGAGTAAAGCAGAGCAATTATATAAAGCAATTTCAGCGAGACCCTTTTCATACGGAGAGAGCGTATCCATTATCCTTGAGAATAAAGGAAGACCTGTTTCTTCATTACCAGAAGAAGACTTCATATTCGAAGATAATTCCGTTTTACGAGTTACAAACGGTGGTCTTCGCGTGTTGGAATTTTTGGTGGATTGATATAAATAGAGATATTAACATTCTTTATTGGAGAATAGAGTAATATGGCACTACCATCTTCTGGAACTTTAACATTAAACGATATACAGAATGAATTCGGTGGGAGTAACCCTATAGGATTGTCTGAATATTATAGAGGTGGGGCATATGTTCCTAATAGTCCTCTTACTACTACAATTCCAACTTCCGGAACTATTGCTGTTTCAAATTTTTACGGAACGTCTAAAAGAATACAGGTAGCGTCAACGATAACTGCTCCAACTACTGATTATAACGTATACACAAACAGAAGTCCTTTTTACATTTCGGGAATTACCGACTTAACAGTAACGGTTAATTCTGGAGTTTCTGTTGGAAGTACATCTAATGGAAGTTATGCGATGTTAGTACCATCAGAATTTAGTCCAACAGATACAGTTACAATTGTTAATAATGGAACTATTCAGGGTGCTGGTGGTCCTGGTGGTCCAGGCGGCAGCACAGTTCGTAGAATTCCTCCAGCTAGCCCAACAGTATCTCCGGGATCTCCTGGAAGTGCTGCTGGTTCTGCAATTTACGTTAACCGACCAACAACAATTTACAATAACAATGTAATTGCAGGTGGAGGTGGTGGCGGTGCCGGCGGTTTTGGCTCGGTACAACCCGGTCCTGTTACTAGAGCATTTGGAGGAGGTGGAGGAGGTGGCGGTGCTGGATTTAGTGTTGCTGGAACGGGCGGAACTGGAGGACCAGCTACTAACCCTATAGGTCCTGCAACTCCAGGATCTCCAGGATCTCCAGGAACTGCTTCTGCCGGAGGTGCTGGTGCTGGAACGGGCGGAGCTGGTGGTGGTTTAGGTTCTGCAGGAACTACTGTAGGTCCAGTAACTGGAGGTGCAGCAGGAAACTATATAGTAGGAAACGGATTCGTGACCTGGGCAGCAACAGGTACAAGATATGGTGGAGTAGCATAGGTAAAAATATGGAAACAATTAAATTAAAAATACAAGACTTTGATTCGAACAATAGATCAATATTAGTTTCTGTTTCTTCCGATGAAACTAATTCAAATAATCCAGACGATTATGATGCAGTTTCGTATAGCCCCATAACAATGTGGCCAGATGAAACAGATACAAATAAGATTCTGAGAAATTTAGCATATGCTAATTTATATAATGCAGAACAGCAAAAAATGAAAGAAAATTTGTCTGATTCTGATCCAAGAATCCAATGGTTGGAATCAATAAAAGGAAAAACTTTTGAGTTTAATGTTGAAGAATTGAAACAATCATTTATGGAATAAAATGAATTCTATTTATGTAAAAGGAATACTTCCTATTGAATTTTGTCATTTTTATACTCATGTATTAATGCGTAATATTAATAGGGTGGGCGATTATCAGATTCCTGCTGCGCTTACTGTTATGGATCATGAATACATGTTTGAAACCTTACAGGAAAGAATTTGGCCAACAATTGAAAATATTGTCGGAGAAGAATTATTACCAACTTATTCTTATGCTAGATTATATTCAAATGGCGATATATTAGAAAAGCATACTGATCGTCCTGCGTGTGAAGTTAGTATTACTATTCAATTAGGAAGATCGCATAATTATTCTTGGCCAATTTATATGGGAGAAAAACGATACGATCTAGCAGAAGGAGATGGTGTGATTTATTCTGGATGTGATGTGGAGCATTGGAGAAACGTTTGTGATGGTCCGGACGAATATTATTCTGGACAAGTATTCATTCATTTTGTAAGAAAAAATGGAAAATATTATTCAGAATCTGGAGACTCAGAAGTTAGAAATCCACCATCATTTATAAAAAATAGAACATATTTAATGGAATCGAAATAATTGGAGTTGTTATGATATATCAAGTTCCTCCTAGGAATAATTTTGGAATAGAACATTCTGCGTATTGGGATGGCTTTTTAAGCGAAGATGATTTAAATTATTTACTATATCATCCGAATTGGAAATCCTTAGATATTGCTCAAGTAGGTTCTCCTGAAAATGGAGAAGTTAATTCCGAAATTAGAAAAACTGAAATTTGTTGGATTGGGCTTGAGCAAGAGAATTCTTATCTTTGGGATAAAATTGCAAATGTAGTTGCGGAAGTAAATAGAAGGTTCTTTCATTTAGATTTAACTGGATTTTATGAACCTATGCAATTAGGGTTATACAGAGCAGGAGAACAAAGTCATTATACTTGGCACACAGATAATTCTGTTGATGGTTCAAAAGTTCCCAGAAAATTGTCTATGGCATTGTCCCTATCTGATCCAAGTGATTATCAAGGAGGAGAATTGCAGATAAAACCTTATAGTAATGAAGAAATAGTTTTAGAAAATAAAAAAGGAAGGGCGTGGTTTTTCCCTTCTTACACTTTACATAGAGTTACTCCAGTGACTGTAGGTGTTCGAAAAAGTTTGGTGTTATGGGTTGGTGGTCCACAATTTAAATAAAAGAAAGGGGAGTTAACTCCCCTTTTCCATTTCTTCTAAGAACCTTCTTTCTTCTTCCATAAGATCATTAGGATCTTTCTCTTTAAGAGTTTGGATATATTTCTCTAGTTCTTCTTTAGACTTTTCTTCTAAAATTTGTCTTTGCCTTACGATTTCTGGATCTTCAAAAAATGTAGAACCATCCCAAATATATCCCATTTGAACATCTTTTGAATTATCGTCATTACCAATAAATTCGACATATTGATATTGAGGTTTAATCATTTCGACGAAATCTGTTGAATCGCAGACTATGACGTTTTCAACTTTATTGTTATTGATTAGTGCATACTTTAACATATCTTACTCCTGCCAGAATACAATACAAAGTCCATTACCACCAGCACCAGAGGTAAACGTTGTTATACCTAATCCAGATGGATTATCTTGTCTAACAACGGCAGCACCACCTGCACCGATGACCACAACTTGGTCTTGAGTTACTGGAATTTCTCTTATGATTATTTCTCCACCGCCACCGCCACCACAGTTTCCGTAAGAGTGTCCGCCGCCACCACCCCCAAACGTTCCTGCTGTTGCTGGAGTGTTTACCCAAACCCACGGACCACTAACATAACTTCCGGTTTTCGCTCCGCCGTTTCCGCCGTTTCCATAAGAACCGCCACCACCGCCACAAAAATAACTCGTCCAAGAGGTAGTAGATAATGTTCTTGTTGCGCTTCCGCCACTGCCCATTCCAATAACATTTCCTCCATTACCAGAAGCGCCACCGCCACCACCAGTGGAACCAAAAGGAGAAGACAGTCCGATTAATCCGAACTCTCCGCCATTAACTATTGGAGCCAAAGAACTAGAAGAAGAAACTGGTTGTACTCTTCCTAGGTGGATATATCCACCCACGCCAGAATATGAAGACTGCCCCCCTCCACTAATGAACGTTTGATACCCCGACATACCAGTACCCACGCCACCTCCAGACCCGCCGAAATAACCAGAACCAACGCTCGTGCTACCGAAACCTGCTCTTCCTCCTCGAGAAATTAACATAGATCCAAAAGAAGAATTCCCTCCGTCGTTTCCACTGCCACCAAATACGCCGCCAGAACCACCCCCAGCAACCAATATCACTTTAACGACATTAACTCCTTCTGGTCGTTGCCATACTCCGGAAGTGGTAAAGGTTTGAGATTTCCAGCTTCCAGATCCACCGCCAGACCCATATAATGCAGATAAATTTGTAGTCATTTCTTACTCTTCGTTATTTTCTGAAACTTCTTGTTGTTGTGCTTGAACTTGTGGGATTGCTTGTTGTTTAATTTTCTCAACAAGTTCTGCTACTTGCGCATAGGGCATTTGTCCTAGTGCAGTTAATACGCCATTCACTTCAGCAATTTCAAGGTTTAGATTAATCATAGTTTTCTCCAATAAAAATAATAAACAAGAAGGAATTTGTTCCTCTTGGTTTATTTATATTTTTTTATAAATACTTTAATCAAAACAATAAGGTATTTCTGGAATGAAAACGTTTAAAGAATTAAGAAAAGAAATCAACGAATCAGTTATTTCTGAAGCGGATAAAAATGATCAATACGTTAATGACCCTTGGTTGGGAACTAAACCATTCTGGCAAAAGGCAAAACAAAAGGTTGCTGCTGTTGGTCAAATGATTCCGGGAATGAACAAACCATTAAAATCTCAGAAACCAAGCGTTCCTGTTAGAAGCGAACCAACAACAGATGCAGCAAAACCTCAGCAGTCTTCTATAGAATCCAGAAAACAAAGAGCGCAAGAATTAAAACAATTGGGTAAAGAAAGATCAGCAGCAAAACCTGCGCCAGTTCCTTCAACAACCACCCCGAAACCAACTCCAGCCCCTAAAACGTCTGTGGCGAAACCAACTCCGGTCCCTAAAACGTCTGCGGCGAAACCGAATATTAAACCAATTCCAAAACCAGCGCCAATACCCGCTAAGAAGTCCTTACCAACTTCTTCTCCAGCTATGGACGATTTGAGGGCAAGCGCTGCAAGAATGAAATCAGCGACTTCTGATATGGCGTCAAAAACGGGAACATTAAAATCTGTATTGACGCCTCAAACTAGAATGGAGAAACCTATTTCTCCGGGCGGACAGTCTAGTTCTCAAGTACGTTCTGCAATTTCTAAATTGGGTGGAGAACCAGCAAAACCAGTAGGTCCAGAACCAAAACTTTCCCCAACAACCCCACCAAGACTTTCTTCTTCTGAATTGAAAAAGAATCCTTCTGCTGGCGGCGGAAAATGGGTTTGAGGGTTTAGTGATGAAAACTTTCAA